TCAACACGGAGAGTAGAACCAACAGGTAGTGTATTAGATGAAGAAACATCTGTAGCAAAGAAAGGAACAGGAGACGTTTTAGAAGTAACAGCAGAAGCTACACCTACCTTGCTATTGGAATTACCAAGTCCCAAAAAAACATCAGGCTTACCGGAATTATCAATATCAATAACAGCAACATCACCAAATTGAGAATTCGGGAGAACACCCATTAACATATCTTTGTTCCAATTACAATATTTGAGGTCAAACATTGTATCAGATTTCCAATAATCAGAAGTAGAAGAAGGGAAAGAGGCCACTATATCGGGAGAGGTTCCTGTATAATAATCAACATTATAAGAAGAAGGATTAGCTCTTTCCCATTGAGACCAACGGAAAAAATCCTGGTAAATTTTCTGATAAGCAAGAATAGGGAAAATGTTTACATAATTATTCTGAATATACAGCTGAGTATATGAAGACGAGGCAGAAGACTTTACAGTTGTAGACCACCAACGATTATCGGAAGAAGGAGCAGCTTTAATAAAGTTTCCATAACCAAGATAACTAAGAAGCTTAAAAGCCATATCAGCACGGTAAAAGCCAAACATGTTTGTCTGAGCAGCAGAAGAACCAGGGTCGGCTTTAGAGTTCAAATAAAACAAAGAAGTGGACAACCGACTCAAAGTAATAGAAGGTAGATAAGAACCAAGAGACAAGTTTTGAGTAAAAGACAACGCTTGAATCTGATTGATATCCTGCATTTGGGTCAATACGGAAGGTGCAGACTTCCAAAGAAGACGTAACGGAACAGCATAGAAATCAAAGTATTCACGTAAACGGGTATAAGCAGAAGTTTCAACGGGCTGAGTACGGGTGAAATACTCAACGTTGAGCTTATACTTATCACCAGGCATAGAAATATCCCAATAAACCGGGAGAAGCTCACCAACTTTCGCAGTAAACGCATTTTTACGTCCAATATCAAATCCAGAACGGTGAGGATGATTTTGAAGATTGGACATTCCAGTGTAAGAAGCCATAAAAAAACATTTTAAAATTAAACATTATCAGTCATGATAAGAGAAAATACCAAACGAATCATTAACCTTCTTGTGTTTGACCTTATCCCGACATTTCATCAATGAAGCGGCAGCCAAACGACGAACAAGAGGTAATTCATGGTAAGGTTTTACCTTATCGCAAACAGATCTATTATAACGGAAGGTATAATTACGAAGCTCAAAGTCTACCAAATCCTTATCATTGGAATCTTCCAAAGTTTGATAGAAATCTACAAGACGGTTGTAATCATAACGATTCCAAAAATTAACTATTTTCTCGGAGATAATGCGCAGGAACCTTTCTCGTCCAAAGAGCTCTCCTCCAGAAGTGCCGCTGGACCAGAAAAATTCTGAACATCCGTCTGTTGAATATGTTCGAATAAATTTCGCAATTCCGAGGAAAAAGCGGTATACGCGGGAGAGACGATGAGTAACTTCCAAATCAACACCATCGTACAAACGACATTCAGAAAGAATGAGAATATCACTATGCGGTAAACGTTCTTGAGGTGCAAGAATATTTTGCTCGTCATTTCTTTTTCCATAATTATCTACATAATTTAAATACTGTTTACAAAAAGACAAAATACTTTGTTTAAATGGAGTATTCTCGTTAAAAGGGTCACAAGTTAAATCTGCACATCCGCTGTGAACGACTCGTTGGGGCGCAGTGAACGCAGAATATAATAATTGGTAAATACTCGATGGAAGTTTACGAATAGGGTCCGAAAATCGGGGGAATAATCGAAGGAGATACGGCCAAGTAGGTTTAATTGTATGAAAATATCCATTGCGCTCAACGCGGACTCCATTAAGGCACTTATCGGCAACTTCATCAATTTCGGCAATTCGTACCTTTCGAGGAAAGAGATTTGATTCTGTAAATCCAATGGAATGGAAGGATTTAGGTCGCACCACTTTTGGCATTTGAGTATAAAAGTCGGGTAAAGCGACAAAACTATTAACATACGACGCAACATACGGAGCTGCGAATCCTCTCGACAATGACGCATCATAACGTCCGTAAGACCAAGCTTTAGATACATTTTCACAAACAGTTTGCGAGAATCGCTCGGAATTGGAAAACAATAACAAATGCCAATGCGGGCGGAAACTGGTAGGGCAGAATTCTGATACAGCGTAGTAACGTAATTTTTCATCTGGGTAATAACTTCTTAAACGTTTCAAAAACAAATCAAGATCACGATTACAAATATAAGGAATCCTATTGGGAACATTATGCTTAATCTTTCCAAAAATAGAAATAAGCTCCTTGGGTTTCATAGCATAAGTAAACCGAACTTCAGGGTCCTTAAAAGTGCGTTCGACGGTAGAATTTTTCAACTTAACAGAAGCGGAACGAGGAACGCTACGAAAACCAAACAAATAAGTATTAGGGTCACCAGCGTCCAAGTCATTAATATCGGGAACACAGGGCACGTCCGCAATATCGTCCGTGCAAGTTTCAATAATCGAAACCTCCAAAGTAGGAAGGAAACGAGGAGCATAAGTAAGAGTAACAAAATAAACATAACGGAATTGAGCAGAATAAGTAGTAAGCAAATTTGTCTGAATTCCGGAACGACGAAGAAGACAAGAAGGACAAGAACCACAAGACACAAGAACAGACTCATGCGTATACTTGTTAACAACCGTACGAGGATGCTGACAACGAGTCACTAATTTATTCTGCAATTCCTTGGTAATCATTTTCTATCAGTAAAATTAAGTTCCATTTGACGAGGCTTGCGAACACGAGCAAAGGAAACATGAACAAAAGTCCGATACTTTATAAGTTGGTCAAACTTGAAAGGAGAACCTTTAATTACAGAGACTAAAGAGTCAACTGAAAGTTCCAAAGGTTTTAAATCAATAGCATCTCCAGACAAATGTTGAGAATCATCAGAACCATTACATGCCTCATTCTGCTTCTTGGTACGAAGAGCTGAAGTGACAGTAAAATGAATATTCCGGCAGAGAAGCCACTCAACAAATTTCATTAATTCAGGGTTCATGATTTACGAAAAAATTTGGGCAATAGACGTAAGAAGACTGACAGCAGCTGCAATAATAGCAGACCAGATTTTAGATTTAGTTTCACTTTTCATTAGGGATAGCTTTAAAAGTTGAACAATGAGAAATAATAAGCACGCAGTCCGGACGAAGATTAGTAGAAACAAATTCAGAGACTTCATCAACCGGAACAAGAATGGTTTCATTCTGATTAGGATTAACCTTTGATTGAACAGAACACAAATAATACTTTTCCATAACACTTGAAATTTTAATTATACATTGATTTTAAAAACAATGCAAAGATATAAATGAAAATTTGAAAAAGACAAATATGCGCATATATTATTAACATAAATAAACAATAAGCTATATGGGTGACGGGCTGGTCTGTGAGTTTGCGTATATAAGACAAGGGGGAGACTGAAAGCTATGAGGTAAATAGCTTTCCCTTCGGGCAAACTCATGTAGACTTCGTCAAATAATATTTTAGAGGTATAGCAGCGACGGCAGAGAGAAGCTCTCCGGGAAATTGCTTACGCGTTGCAAGCATCAAGCTTCAAGGAAGGCAGTACTATAGCCTAACGGCTCTGATTTCAGTCGACAGAGTCTCCCGGAATTCAGGGGGTGTATAACCACGCTTCGCGCGGTTGCCAAAAGTTACTACAAGCAACAAAACCCGACGCGTATCACTACGAGCCGGGTAAACACACAATAAACAAAAAAAATACTACCAGGGCATAAAGTTTCCTACAGTATTACCAATAGCAGTACCATAATGAACTGCCTTATCAGTATCATAATACTTATATCTCTTACCTTCATTACGAGAACGGTACCATTCCTCAATATTTTTACTACGCGCATTATCTTGAGGAAGACCTAATCTGAGTTCCTCTTTATGAAAAGCAGCAGTAGACTCATTAGCTGCAATATTGGCAGCAATTTGAGACTCGGCAATACGATCCGCAACCTTATTAGCAATATTCTGACCACGCGCACGAGCAGCAGCCAAAGCTTCCTCAGCTATAGCCTTTTTAGCTTCAGCATAAGAAAGATGACCAGAAGCCATACGCTGGTAATAATCCGCAGCCTTGACATTCAAGTCAAGCTGCTGTTGCTGGTCAAGATACTTATTCATAACAGTTTTAGCTTCATTATCAAGAAGCATACCAGAATGCTGGGCGCGCAGAACAAGACCTGTCATAGCCATGTTGCTAACTTCCTGCTGTTCCTTGGCATAACCAAGCCGAGCACGAGCCAATCCGGTGGACTTCAAATAATCACGAGTTTCATCGGTAAGCTTACCCCAATCAATATTAGAAAGAGTCTCCATAGCCTTGGCATCAGCAAGTTGCGTAGCACCTTGCAATTGAGACTTTTGAGATTGCATAAGCTCATACTGAAAGATATTACCAATAGAAGAACTAATGCCTGAATAATCAGCCTGAAAAGGCTGCATAACAGCAGAACCGGCAGAAGAGGCAGAAGCACCAGCACCAACAGACTGAGCAGTACCAGCAGAACCACCGTTCATCATCAGATAAGGATTTAAACCAGCTTCTTCAAGGCGTTGACGTTGCGCGGAGGCAGTATTATACTCATTCTCCTTATTCCACATATTTTCCTGGAAATCGCGCTGCTGCATAGCCATACGCTCATTAAACTGATTGTTCATCTGATTTATCCTATAGTTCATCTGGTTGGTCTCCCGGACATTCTGTCTATTCTGTGAATTCTGAATAGCAGAAGAACCAATACCAAGGAGACCACCAGCGATTGAACCAAGAAGACCCATTATTCAGAGGAAGCAGCATCAGCGGGAGCAGCAGCCGCTTGTTCTGCCTCTTGTTTAGCAGTTTCAGCATCAACCAAAATCTGAGCCTCATGATTAAGAGCTTCAGCACGAGCAATAAGTTCTTTTGACCAGGCAATAATTTCAGAAGGAGACTGAACATATCGAGAACGAACCGTTGCCAAAAGGTCAGAATCAGACATTAAATCCATAAGCTGTTGAATCTGAGATACAGTCTGTTTACTTTGACCAAATTTGGAAGCAACAGAAAGCCCAGCACGAGAGGCTAAATCCTTATTATGAAGAATTAAACGAACGTCAGAGGTATAACGAACCGGACGAGTTTCGTCAGTATCATCAATCTCTACACGAAGTTCCTCCGTAGAATCAAATTGAGGAGCAACAGCAAAAGCATCAGGCTCAACATTAGGGGTAAGTCCAGAACCCTGTTCCAGACAGTCCAAAGAATTAAACTTTCCTATCATAATCAAAAACAAAATTAGTAAGGTACACCATCACGAGATAAATTACGAGCAACATAGCAACCGATATAGGAATTAACCAAAAGCTGGTCAGTATCCCAAGTAGAATCCGCACTAACTCCAAAAATAGGGTCAAGTACAGAAGGATTAACCTTAAAGAACTTATAATTCAAAACAACCTTATTATTCTTATTAACATCGCCTTCATTATAACCAAAGCCGAACCATCCGGAAAGAAGAGATGCGGTAACCGGAGAAACCCAAGACTTAAGAGTAGTAGTAAAAGCTCCGTTAACAACATCGAGCTTCGTTTTCCAATTAAAATAACGGGGATTATAACCTGCATTAAACAAATTGACAATAGAGGCTTTAGGAGAATTGAAAATTTGCGTCATAGGAAGAACTTCCATACCGATATTATCAAACTCAGGAATCGGGAGAGACTCAGCATCAGTTACCAAAAGCTGACCATCCTGACCGGTAATTGTATAATCAAGCAGAGGAACAGCATGATAAATACACATAACAACACAGTGCTCATTGGTAGTATAAGTGAAAGAACCATTACCGGCACCGACACCTTTACCAGCAATAACAGCAGTAGTATCTTCAGTAGCAAGGTTATTATTTACAACCTCACTGATATCAAGGTTACGGGAAATACCACCAATATAAGTACACATATTGGAAAGAGATTGAGGCAAATTCACACCAAAATGTTTACGAATCTGTTCGCGGTAGTCACTATCACCAGACTGACTGATTTCTTTCCAACGCTGAAGGGCTTCAGCTTGACGAAGGGCAAGAACTGTAAATTTAGATTGTAAAGACGTCAAATCAACACGGAGAGTAGAACCAACAGGTAGTGTATTAGATGAAGAAACATCTGTAGCAAAGAAAGGAACAGGAGACGT